AATGTCTCTATATCTGCCTGTTTAGAAAAGCTGTTATTTTCTCCGCTAACTCGGCTGGTGTTTCCCTCCATTTCACCAGCCCTTTTTTTTGCAAAGGAGCTACAAATGCCAAAGAAGAAAAAAGGCAAAGGTGGTAAAAGGTACTAATGAGTTTATATGCGAATATTAACAAGCGTAAGAAGGCTGGCACTTCAAGGCCTAAAAGCCAATCAACGATTAGCGATAAGTCGTATGCAAACATGAAGGCTGGTTTTCCTGATTCAAAGAAGAACAAGGCCAAGCGCAAGTCTATGATGAGCAGTTATGGCTAGGCATCCCAAAGGTACGTCTATTGTGACAATGGACATGATGGCGTTGGTTTGTGATCGCTTATCGGATGGTGAGAGTTTAACGAGCATCTGTGCTAACAGCGATACGCTTCCTCATCGAAAGACGATTATGGCGTATGTGCAGAATAATGAATCGGCTTGGGAAATGTACAGCAAGGCCAGGGCGATACAGGGCGAGCATATTGGTGATCAGATGCGTGATATTATGGATGCACCGATGCCCACTGATCCGAAGATGGCAATGGCAGAGGTTCAATGGCGAAGGGTCAGGCTGGATAATCTGGATAAGCTGAGAAGGCAATTGCAGCCATTAGGGGGTGTGAGGAATAATCCGAATGACAGCAAAGCTACAAGTGGCAGTATTACTTTAAGCTGGGATGGCTGATGAAGATTAAGATTCCTTACAATCCAAGGCCGTTGCAGAAGGAATTGCATCAGAAACTGCAATCTACACGATGGGGTGTTATTATTTGCCATCGAAGGTTTGGTAAAACGGTTTTGGCGATCAACCATCTTCTGAGAGATGCGATCTTGAGCGAAAAGCCTAATCCGAGGTTTGCGTATATAGCACCGACTTATCGGCAAGCGAAAGCGGTGGCTTGGGATTATTTAAAGCAGTTTAGTTCAGCGATACCGACAACAAGGTTTCACGAGACAGAATTGCGGTGTGATTTGCCTAATGGTGCGAGAATACAGCTTTTAGGTGCGGAATCGCCTGATAGCTTACGAGGGATTTATTTAGATGGCTGTGTGCATGATGAGTATGCACAGATGCCAGCGTCTTTGTTTCCAGAGATTATCAGGCCAGCGTTATCGGATCGTAAGGGTTATGCGGTATTCATGGGAACCCCACAGGGGATGAACAGCTTTTATGAGCTGCATGAAATGGCAAAGGATTCTGATGATTGGATTACAGCTACTTACAAGGCTAGTGAAACAGGCATTTTGGATGATGAGGAATTGGACAGTGCCAAGAAAAGCATGTCCGAGGATCAGTATAATCAGGAATATGAATGCTCATGGGTAGCGAATGTTCCTGGTGCGATATGGGCTAAAGAGATTGAAAAGGCAAGTCAGGCTGGGCGCATTACCAATGTTCCTTATGATGAAGGGCACAAGGTGGATACCTGGTGGGATTTGGGTGTGAATGACAGCACGAGTATATGGTTTACGCAGAATGTAGGCCGTGCGGTTCATGTGATTGATTATTATGAAAATCGTGGTGAGGGATTGAATTTCTATGCCAGAATCTTGCAGGAAAGAGGATACTTGTACGGCACACACAATGCACCCCATGACATCGAAGTGCGAGAATTGGGTTCTGGTAAGTCCAGACGAGAAGCAGCCTATGAGTTGGGCATTAATTTTCGAGTGGTGCCGAAACTGCCCATTGAAGATGGCATCCACGCAGCCAAGATGATTTTTAGTCGATGTTATTTTGATCGAGATCAATGCAAGGTGGGTTTGGAAGCCTTACGGCATTACCATAGGGCTTATAATGAGCGAATGCGAACCTTTCGATCGACACCTGTTCATGATTGGTCATCCCATGCGAGTGATGCCTGGCGGTATTTCTCTGTCGGTCATTCGGATAAAATGAATAATATTAGGCCACCACAAACACAGGCTGAAATGACGTACAACCCTTTTGAAGTGAGGACAGGATAATGGGTTTTTTTGATGATTTCTTTAGTGCTTTTTCAGCACCAAAACCAAAGCAGGATAGGCCAAAGCAGCCAGAAGGTTTAAATTCTTTAAGTCTTTCTAACTGGACAAAAGACCCTTATAAGGCTGCAAGGGAATTGGCAGATGTGACAGAACAGAAAAGTATTGTTGGGATGGGGCCAAGCAGAGATACAGGCTGGTCATATCAAAGGGATAGTGCTGGCAATGTTTTAAAAGATGATAAAGGCAAGCCAAAAGTACAGGCTGATATGTCTTTTGCTACGTATAAGTCTGAAGGAGAGCA